TCAGAAGATATTCTGGTTCGTATTTATCAAACTGAACGTCATGTTGATTATATAATCCATCCTTTGAACGGAAGTCGGGAATACCACTTTCAGTAGATACACCTGCTCCACCAAAGAAAACAATATTGTTTGATTCTTCTATATATTCTCTTAATTTTTCGTACATAGTCACTCCTTTAATATTTAATCCAACCATCTGTAACACCAGTCATCCAATAAATAAGATTTTCTCTATCATTTTTTAATCTTCCATCTATTACACGAGTTAAGATTTCATTGAGCCAGTAGCCAACTTCTTTTCCGCTTTTAATGAGCATTGTATCCATTACATCCTCACCATTAACCGCTAAATCCTTTAGAGAAAAACATTCATCATCCTGTAAGACTTCTTCTAAAATATATCCAATGTTATCAATCTTTTGCAATCTTGTTCCCCGATTCATGTCTGCTTGTGCTTTAATATCAGCTCTACGGACATTTAATAATCTTCTGAACTGTTCTTCTCCGATTTTATTAAGCCATCTCTTGACATATTTCTTCCCAACTTCAAAAGTGGCATCATGATAATAGACTAATTCAATGACCTTCTCTCTTGTATCATTGTCAAATCTTAATCGCTTCATTATTTCATCAGTCATATCAGCACTGACTCTTCCGTGACCTTTGAAATGTCTAATACCGTCCTCGCTATCTTGATAACAATGTGGCTTTCCAATATCATGAAAGAATACTGCTAATCTTGTTACTAAATCATCGGATTCACAATATTCTATTGCATGTACAGTATGATTCCATACATCATAGACATGATAAGGATTATTTTGTGGAAATTTAATCATAGATTTGATTTCAGGGATAAATAACGAAAATACTTCGTGATATAAAACCATTTGTACGCAGAAATCGCTTGATACAGCAATTTTACAGAACTCACTATTGATTCTCTCAATAGATATATTCTCCAAATTCTTATACATTTTAGAGATATTCCAATCTGTATCAGGTTCAAGCACAAATCCTAGCTGTGAAGCAAACCGAATGGCACGTAAAATTCTTAAAGCGTCTTCTGAAAATCTATCTTTCGCTCTGCCAACACATCTAATCTTGTGGTATTTAATATCTTCCATTCCATTAAACGGATCTACAAGACCAACTTCATCATTGTATGCCATCGCATTAATTGTAAAATCTCTACGTTTTAAATCTTCTTCAAGACTTTGTGTAAATGTTACACTATCAGGTCTACGACTATCCGAGTAATTACCATCAATTCTGTAAGTGGTAC